CTAATCTATGAGGTAGTGCCGTAGCAAATCCTCCCGGCCATCTTCTTTCAGCCGTTCCACAGAATAGCGCAGCCATTCCTCCGGGGTGGGTACATCTCCGGCGCATGGTATCCGTTCCCATTGCGCCCGGCGCTCCGGGTCAGGGTCATGCAGACCCTCCCATATCCGCTTTGAGATTTTCTCTTTGACCTTTTCCACGGTCGTATGATCCCGCTCCGCCAGCATGGCGAAGAAATCTTTTCCTTTCTCTTGCAATGTAAAGCCTCCTGTCTGTATGAATAGTATTTCCATGTTCGGCCCATGATATAAACTACTTTATGACCCACTTGGGCGATAAGGTAGCCACCGATTGTGACTATTATACCACCCATTTGGGAATTAGAATAGATACAGATGGGCAGGTGATGGAATGGACGCACAGAAGCGGATCAAGCAGCTCATGGAGGAGCGCGGCTGGACGGATTACAGGCTGGCAAAAGAGGCAAACCTATCTCACTCCACAATAACCAATGTTTTCAAAAGGAATAATGCGCCGACGCTTCCCACGCTGGAAGTGATTTGTCGTGCGTTTGGAATAACCTTAGCACAGTTTTTCGCGGAAGGCGGAGAAGCTGTGGAAATAACGGATGAACAGCGCGAGCTTTTTGCAAAATGGAGTACGCTCACCGAGAAGCAAAAAGCCCTGCTGCTTGAATTTATAGGCACTTTACAGTAGAGGGCAAAGAAAAAGACCGCAGGTCGGAACCTGCGGTTTTCTCTTTGCCTTATTTCATTATACAGCCCAGCGCAATTCTGGCCCTCCGGTATTCCGGGAGCGGGTTGCCCTTCATGCTCTCAATGGAAACCCCTTGCTTTTTGAGTTTTCCTTCTAATCGCAGCGCCTGTCCGCAATCTCGGCAAAGGCGGGAAATATCGCTGACTAAAACCGCGTCTATCATGTGGCGGTGGGCCAGCCCGGCCATTTCCCGGATGCCGGGGCGGTTCAGGGAAAGGCCGCTGCCGATCTCGGCGATTTCCGCCACAATATCATAGCCGCGTCCTTTGGCATATACGCGCAGCCGTTCCTTCTGCACCTCTAACAAGGTATCCTCTTGATCCGCGCGGGCGAGGCGGCAATAGACCGCCACCCGCACTGTTTTCCTTGCTTCCTCCTTCATTATGCTGCCCTCCATAATTCTGCCGTAATTTCGACCTGCCGCCCGTCGCGGAAGGCGAACACCAGCCTTTTATCTTCGTAAACCGTCACATAGTCCACCGTGGAATACCAAAGCTCCTCGTCAAAGGATTGCACCAGTTCCTGATGGCTGTTCATGTTTTCCATGAACAGCCGGATTCTTGTCTTTTTGGCATTGCGTTCCTGCCGAAGCTCTGCGATCTCCGCCAGCCGTTTCCGGGCGGCTTCAAACCGCTCAGAGTAAGCATCATACCGGCGGTTGTATTCTTCCTGATCCATGGCGGTCTGCGCATTTTCAGAAATGATTTTCTGAATAAGCCCCAGTACAACCTCGCTTTCATTTTCCAAGGTTTCCTGTTCTACATCCAAGTCTGCCGTATCGGTCAGCGCCGCGATTACTTCCTCGTATGCCTCTATAATCTCGTTCCGGTTCCCCAGCACGATATTGAAGGCGGCCAGAAATGCGGCTTTGATTTCACCCTCTGTAAGATGGGGCGTGGAGCAATGCTGACCCCGGTATTTTTCGTTACACTGCCATACAAGGCTCCGGTTTTCCGTGTTGGAGTGCCAGACCTTGCTGCCATAAATGCCGCCACACTCGCCGCAGATAATGCGCCCGGAAAATGGATGCAGGCAGCTTGTGAAGCGCCCATCCGTCTTGCGGGTTTTCAGCTCGTATTGTACGAGGTCGAAAAGCTCCGGTTCGATAATGGCTGGATGGCTGTTCGTCACATAATACTGCGGCACCTCGCCCTCGTTGACCTTTTGCTTTTTGGTGAGGAAATCCACCGTGAATTTCTTCTGCAAGAGCGCATCGCCCTTGTACTTTTCGTTGGTGAGGATGCTCTCCACCACCTTGGCCCGCCACACCTTTTTGCCGCCCGGCGTGGGAATACCCTCGTCGGTGAGGTAGGTGGCGATGGCCGAGGGGGATTTACCATAGAGGAACAAGCGGTAAATCAGCCGGATAATCACTGCCTCAGACTCTACAATGACCGGCAGCCCGTCCGGGCCTTTTTCATAGCCGAGGAAACGCCGGTAAGGAAGGCTTACCTTTCCGTCTGCAAAACGCTTGCGCTGGCCCCATGTGACGTTCTCAGAAATGGAGCGGCTTTCTTCCTGCGCCAGCGAGGACATGATGGTAATAAGCAGTTCTCCTTTTCCGTCCAAGGTGCGGATGTTCTCTTTCTCAAAGAAAACTTCAATGCCCTTTTCTTTGAGCTTGCGCACCGTGGTTAAGGTATCCACCGTATTGCGGGCGAACCGGCTGATAGACTTCGTGATAATCAGGTCAATTTTACCCGCCAGTGCATCGGCCACCATACGGTTGAAGCCGTCGCGCTTTTTGGTGTTGGTGGCAGAAATGCCCTCGTCGGTATAAACCTCTACAAACTGCCACTCGTCCTTAGATTGAATGTACCGGGTATAATAGTCCACCTGCGCCTCATAGCTGGTAAGCTGCTCCTCATTGTTGGTGGATACACGGGCATAGGCTGCCACCCGCAGCTTGCGGGCCTCGCTGCTCAGTACATTGATGGGAAGCCGGTCTTTCTTTGCAGGGATAACCGTTACCCGCGCCGCTGTTACTGCTGGCATTTGGCAAGCCTCCTTTCTGCGGCCTGCCGGAGCGCCAGTTCACGCGCCCGCTGGCGGTTCTCCGGGTTCCAGCTATGGCGGCGGGAAGGGTTGTCCCAAGTCTTTGTTACGGTATGCCCATCATAGAAAACAAAGACCAGCACGCCGTTCTCCGGCACCTGAATTTCTTCCACCTTGGCCGCAAAGGCTACCTCGTCAAATTCCGGCAGGCCCATGGCCTCGGCGCTCACCCGTTTCAAAATTTCCTCCGGGATCTGCTTGGCATCGCAGTGCGCCTTGCCTTTCTGGTTGAAGGTGCGGCATAGCCAGCCCCGCTTTTCATAGGGGGTGTTGCCATTGAGAACCTTCCGGGTAAAAGATTTTCCGCATTTACCGCAATGTATCTTCCCGCTGAATGGAAAGCGGTTCCGCTCATAGCTCCCGGAGCGCGGCTGATAAGCGGCAGCCCGGCGGGCGCGTTCCGCCAGAACCTTCTCATAGGTTTCTCGGTCAAGAATCCCTTCATGGCTGCCCTCTACAAAATACTGTGGCTTTTCGCCGTTGTTCTTGCGAACCTCTTTTGTGATGGGGTCTACCACAAAAGTCTTTTGCAGCAGCATATCCCCGACAATTTTCTCGTTACAAATCAGGTCAACGATGGAGTTCCCTCCCATGTTGGCCCCATGCCTGCCTTTGATATTCACGGCAGCAAAGGCATCTTCCAGCTTATACCGCCCGTAACCTTCCAGATAGAGGTCAGCGGCCAGCCGTATGATCTCGGCTTCCTCCGGTACGACTTCCAACCGCCCGTTGACCTGCCTGTAACCATACATGGTGATGCTCCAAGGCAGGCCCTGCTCATAGTTGGATTTGATACGCCACTTCTGGTTTTCAGATACCGAGCGGGCTTCCTCCTCTGCGTAAGCAGCGAGGAGGGTAAGCAGAAGCTCGCCATCCTCGCCCATGGTGTGGATATTCTGTTCTTCAAAGAAAACGTCCACCCCCATGAGCCGAAGCTCCCGGATGGTGCGAAGCGTTGTCACTGTATTGCGGGCAAAACGGGAAACCGACTTTGTAATTATCATGTCGATTTTTCCGGCCCTGCAATCGGCCAGAAGCCGCTGAAATTCGCCACGGCTGTCTTTCGTGCCGGTCAGCGCCTCGTCGGCATACACACCTGCGTACTGCCAGCCGGGCGTTTTCTGGATCATGCCGCTGTACTGGCTGATCTGCGCGGAGAGGGAATGAAGCGGAGCCTCTCTGCCGCTGGATACCCGCGCATAGGCTGCCACGCGCTTTAGCTTTGGTGCTTTTTTCCGCGCGGGCGGAGTAACTTTTTGAATAATGCGTTCCATAAATACGCCCTCCTTTCAGGACACTGATGTTATAGGAAGCCACCCTGAAAAGAAAGGCTTTTCAGCAGAAAATGCCGCCCAAAACAGGCCGGAATTTTGCCGCCAGTCGGGCCTCAATGCGCAGAAAATCCGCCTCGTTTATGATGCCTTTTTGCAGCATTTCACGGGCCACCGCGAGGGCCGCCTGATACTTTTTCTCCCGATCAAACTGTTCCTTCGTCATGGGTGCCTCCTTTCTGGAACCGCGCCGCTATGTAGCAGGCGTGGGAACAATACTTCCGTTTCCGGTTCCCATAGCTCTGAAATTCCTGCCCGCAATGGGCGCAGGTAGCCGGATAGAAGGCAGCTTTATGGATAAGCTCCGGGTGCAGCTTCCACCATGCGCGGCGGCAAGCCTCGGAGCAAAATTTTCTCTGTTTTCTCTTGGGGTATTGAGGAAGCGGCCTGCCGCAGTTCCGGCATACCACCACCGGCTCTTTGGAAGCCACTCCGGTGAGGTTGTTGCGGCGGCAAAAGCTCTTGACCGTATTCTCGGAAATACCTAACCGGGTGGCAATCGCTCCATAACCGAGCCCTTCGCAGCGCAGATAGCGCACCTGCTCTTTTTGTGCATCTGTCATGGGATCGCCTCCTTCTTAAAAGAAAAGAGCGGCCCCGGAGGGCCGCCCACCATGCTTACCTGTTGGGAAGTTTCAAGACCTGCCCCGCATAAATCACGTCGGAAGTCAGGCCGTTCAGTTTCTTGATCTCATTGTACCGGGTGCCGTTTCCGAGGTGCTTTTCTGCAATGGCCCACAAGCTGTCTCCCTTTTGTACCGTGTAAGTAGAAGCGGCTGTGCTGCCCGCATATACAACCTTTCCGGCCTCGTCGAAAACAGAGTAACCGGGATTTTCGTCGGCACAGCGTTTTGCATTGTCCAGCACATTAAAAGCGCCCTTTTGAGAAGCGGCATCCGCCCAGCTCTTGCGCACCCGGTAAAGGGTGCCGCTGCCGGTGCTGCCAGAGGCGGAGGGATAAACCTTCTTCCCGGTTTCGTCAAAGACCGCATAGCCGGGACTCTTGTCTGCCAGCTCTTTGGCATTACCCAAAATCGCAAAGGCTCCGAGCTGGGAGGAGGCATCGCTCCAAGACTTTCTCACCCGGTAGAGGGTGCCGCTGCCCGCAGAACCTCCGGTATTGCCGGAAGAAGAACCAGCCAGCTTGGCCTTCACCGCTGCGCGGAATGTGTCCATGTTCTTCCCATGCTTCGGGAACCAGTGCATGACATCCCCGTGATTGGAGGCAATGCCCTGCGCATGGCCCTCGCTGTGGCAGATGATATTTTTCTCGGTCAGGCCGTACTGCTTACAAAGGTAAGCGCAAAGCTCCACCGCCTCATTGTAGACCTTGTTGAAATAGGAGGAGTCTGTCAGGCCATCCTCGCAAATTTCAAAAGAGATGTGGGTATTATTGCCGGAGCCCTTGGAACCGGAGCCGCAATGCCAGCCCCGGTAATCCCAAGGAAGCGTCTGGTAAGTGGCAATCGTCCCATCCGCCAGCTTGCCGATAAAAGCGTGAACGCAGACCTCCCGATCCATGGACTGGTTCCAGTGATTGTTGTACTGGTTCTTTCCCAGCAGGCCATCATCCGGGCCGACATAGCGTTTCAGCCACGGGTTGTTGGCCCCGGTGCTATGCACCATAATGCCCTTGGGGGTAATCTTGCGGCCTGCCTTGTAGCAGGCGTTGTTCGTGAAAATCAGTTTATGCAGATTCATAGCGAAACCTCCTGTTTCTTCTTCAAAACCAACGATGCTGCCGGTGCCGTATTCATGCACCAAAGCAGCGCCGTTGTAATAAAAGGCCAGTATCTCGTTGTAAGGGACACCCTGCTTGGCGGCCCACATACAGCCCACTTGGGAAAGCCCCACGCCATGGCTGGAATTAGTGGGTTTCTCTGCGCGGGCCGCCGTGTCCCACGGATCAGGCCTGTTCACATAGTAGGGATAGTCCCGGCTCCAAACCTCTCCACTGCGTTTGCAGGTGCCGCCGTTTGAAGCCGAATAAAAGCAGTCAATGACTTCGCCGCCATAGGTAAGCACCTGCCCGACAGTTTCCTCCACGGCCTGCCTGCTGCGGGGGCTGGACTCTGCCAGAGGGGCGCGGTATGCCTGAAAGTTGGTGGTATCGTCTACCACCGTCCCCGCCATGGCCCGCTTGACCGCAAAGGTGCGGGCGGCCACCGCCTGCGCTTTGAGCGCCTCCATGTGGGAGCTTTCATAAATCTCAGAAGGCACCACGCCGCAGAGGTATTCCTCCAAATCCAGCTCTACCGGCCCCGCGCCAAGGAGGGCGGTATTCTCGGCGCGGGTCAGTTTTACGGAGATCCTCATTCCTTGTCCTCCGTGTCCTTGTCGTCCTCAGTGCGGTTGTGGAGCTGTGCCAGTACCGCTTTGAGCTTCTCCGGGATGGGCAGGCCGATGTGGCCCGCATTTTCCAGCAGGCTCACGCCTTCGTTGGAAATGTAGAAGAAAATCACCGCAGTACGCAGCGCATCACCGCTTCCGATAAGCTGCGTGTCGATTACATGGCCGATGCCGACCATGACAAAAATCAGCACCTTGCGGAAAATCCCTTTAAAGCCCACATTGCTGGAAAGGGTCTTGTCGATGATGGCGCACATCACCCCGGTAAGGTAGTCGATCACCACAAAGGCAATGAGCGCATAAAAGAAACCGTCCATCTCTCCGAAGAACCAGCCCAGCCCTCCGCCCACGACAGCCAGCGCCGCCTGAATCCAATTCCATACAGTCTTCATAAAAAATCCTCCTTTTGCATAGGAAACGAGCGCCCGCCATACGGCAAAGCACCCGTTCCGGTTTTATATTTGCTTCGGCATGACCTCCCACAGCCGCATATCCTCCTGTCCCAAAGACCAGATTGCAATGCCGCGCAGGCCCCACCGGTAAGCAGCCTCGTTCGCCCAATATACCAGCGAATCCACGTCCTGATAGTACAGAATGGAAAAACCATCTGCATCGCCCAAGAACAGCCGGGCAGTCCAGACATTTATATCCCTTGGAATCACCTTGGCTGTGTAGTCATTCCCACAGGAGATTTCCAGCAGATGGGAATGAAAGAAATCATAGTCAAGGGAGATGTCCTCGCTGCGGGTGGAGCCTTCGTCCACATCGCTGTTCACCGTAAAAATCTGAAATTCCTCGTCCCACATCACGCCAGAGCGAGCGATCCGCCCAAAGCTGGTGCGCACCCCATCCGGGTACACCACATCGAAGCACTCATAGGGTTCATAAGCCCAGGCATCACCGGCCCGCAGCAGGTCGCAGACAATCTCATTGTCCGCCTGTATCCCCGCATAGCCGGAAGTGGCACTCACTGTTGCAGTAAACCGCAGGGTATAGCTGGAACCGGAATACACCCGGACTCTGTTCCCGCGCTTTCGCATCTCAATGGTATAGACAGATGGATTGCTGTGGAGCTGCGCATCCGGGGTCTTGGAAAAGCTGGTGGCATAACTCCCCAAAAGCGTGGAGCCCTGGTATAGCTCCACCCGCTGGGTATCGTAGTTTAAGCAGCAGAACAGGTTTCCAAGGAATACCCCGGCCCGTCCGCCGCCATTCTGTGGAAAACCCACCCGCGCCCGGATATGCAGGTCGGAGAAGCCCTCATATTTCCACGCCAGTTTGCCGGAGCCTTCCAGCAAGGAATAAGGCCGGTTCTCGGTGGTGTAGCTTTCCCGCCACACCGACCATTCCCCGGAAAGCGTCGTCCAGTAGCTGTCCGGCAGAGGGGTATCATCCCGGAAGTCCTCATACCATACCAGCGCCGAGTCCGGTTTGCGCCGGAGCATTTCACAGGTGAGCTTAAAGCCTTTATCGGGTGTGGCTGGCTGGCCGTTCACATCAAGAAACTGCCGGGGCGAGAGGGTGAACGCTGCCTCTCCGGCAGACGGTTCCTCGGAAAAACTACTGCATACCCGGAAACCGTAAAACTGAACGCCGGGAATACCGCCGCTGATTGTCAGGGTGTGGCTGCCAGCGGCAAGGCTCCTGCCGGATGCAAAAGAAAGCCAGCAGGTACGCCGCCAGTACGGCCACCACAGGCGGTTTTCTGAAAAAGTCTTGGAGCTTCCGTCCACCGATACATTCAGCGCGTTCTTATCCCAAAAAGGAAAAGCAAGCCGCACTGCTATGTCATAGGTGCCTGCCTGCTCAATCGTAAAGTTGAAGGTTGCTGTCGCGCCTTCCCCCAGCACTGTCATATAGTCGGAAATGTTGGCAATCCCGGTATAGGAATCCGGGGTGCCTCCACTGCGGTCAATATAGATCGTGCCAAAGGCAGTTTTTTGTTCTTTCCCGTAACAGGTCAGATACCGCCTGCGGTTGTAGACCTCCTGTTGCAAGGGCGAAACCACCGAGGCCGCATCCCATCCTTCCATGTAGTCATAGACCTGCGGAAGCGCCCACGGCACCATATCCACATCGTCCCAATAGGCCACAATGGGGATCATAGGCTGGGGCGGCGCATCTCCGGTGAAATTATAGCCGCCAGTCATCCAGAGCTTGGCGGCATAATAGGTGTTGGAGATCCCCCGGTAGGTTTCACCAAGGTTCTCCGGGGTGTCATATATCTGCCAGTTCCAACCGTAGCCCGGCAGACCCATGAAAATCTTCTCCGGAGCCATAGCCGTAACCGCGTAATCGTAGATGCCCTCTAACCAGCTCCGAGGGGAAACCGGGCCGGGGGCGCTGCCTGCCCACGCCATACCGTAAGACATAATGGAGGCCGTGTCGCAGTATGGGTTGAGGTCGGCATAAACGCACCAGTTTTCACCGCCCACGCTTCCCTGAACGCCGGTCATGCCAGGCAGGCAGATATTAACGAGCTTGGCGGGATTGTAGGCTTTGACCGTCTGGTATATGTCCCGGAACAGGCTGTTTGCGGCCTCCCGGTTCTCATACCCGCCACCGCGTTCCAGATCAATATCCACCCCGGCGCACCATGGGTATTTCTCCATAATGCGCACAAGCTCGGTTAAAAACTTATCTTTTGCGCCGTTTGTGTTATTGCGCAGGGCCGTAAAAATGCTGGCGGTGCCGTGGTTCATCACAGTCAGCATCCAGTGGATATGCGGCCACTTGTTGATGTAGGTCATCATGGAAGATATGCTGGTGCCGGTTTCTGAGAGGGTGCCGGTTGCATCCACCTCGAAGGTAAAAATCCCCACCGTATCCAGCCGGTCGCCATAATCCCTCAGGGCCTCGTACATCCGGGCGTTCTGCATGAACGACCAAACCATACACCGCCTGCCTTTTAGATAATCCCGGCTCAAAACCGATCACCGCCTTTCTGCATTTCCTGAAATCGAAACAGCAGCCGGGCAGATTTATGTTCCTCCAATGTCACCGGATGCTTGCTGTCTCCGGCAGCCGTGTACTGAAAGAAGCCTCGCTTTTCCGTGGGGTTTCCGTTGAGCAGGCATTTCCGGGAGGAAGCCAGAAGGGCCAACTCGTCCCCGGCACTTGCCGCAGCCGGGAAAGCCGCCTTGTGTGCGCCCGCGCCCAAGGACACAGAAATGCTGCCCGCCGCCATATCCTGCACCGGGTAGAGATAGCAGTCCAGCCCCGCCGTATCAGAGCCGAGATTGAATAGTACCACCGTTTCCGCCGAGCGTACCACGCCGTTGTAGAAACGGGGCGGCACAACGGAGCCCTCCTCCCGGTATTTTTGCAGGATTGTTTCTGTATTTATCACATAGCCTGTGAGCCTGTCGCCTTCCTGAACCATCAGGTCGGTGAAATAAATCCGGCCTGTACAATCAGAAATCATCGGCTTCACGGTAATGCTTACCACCCGCTGATTCTGCTTTGTCAAAATTGTTTCTGAAAATCGAGTAAATTCCGCCATACCAGCCTCCTTACCCGTCCAGCGTCCACTGGATTTCACTGGGGTGGCCCACCCAGCCGGTAGCAATGGAACCGCCCTGCACCATAATGTCAGTGAAGTACACTTTACCAGTGCAATCCGTAATACAAAGCCGGATGGTGATGGAACGCAGCCGCCCGTACCCCTTGGGGGACAGGTCGGTGGCGGTTTGCGAAAAAGAAGCCATAGGCCGCTCCCTTCTATATTAAAAAAGGTCGATGAACCGCGTTTCCGTGGAACCGTCCTCATATTCAAAGGTTACTTCAATGCCGACCTGCCCGCTGGGGCCTTTCTGCAAATCTTCCGAGGCAATCTGCGCCGAAAAGGTGTAGCTGCGGCGGCTGGCCGGGTAGACCGTCTGAGTAAGGCTTTTTGTCATACCCAAAACGCCTTCCGCCTTGAAGGAAGCCGTACCGGAAACGCCGTTTTCCGCATCCACCTCAAAGCCGGAGTTCGTCCAGTAATTCATGCCGCTGTCGGCGCGGGAATTGCGCAGGTGGTTGAAAGGAACCAAATCCTTGACTTCCTGCCGGTCGATCACATCGGTGGAGGCCAGCACATCGGCGGCCTTATCCCATTGTGCGGAGGAATCCCCCAGCTCCCGAAGGGTGGTGGAGAGTTCCAGCACTGTTTTCCACGGCTCCTGCAAATTATACTGGCGACGCACGACACGGGTTTTGACCGACAGATTGAGGTCTTTATCATCCACCGTTACAATATCGCCCAGCGCCCACGCCTCATGCTCATACCCGGTCAAGGCCGACAAGTCCATCGCGGAGAGAACATAGGAAACACGGGGCTGCGCATATTCCGCCAGCCGCATCTGCGTGTATTCCCGCATCTGATAGGGATTGGTGAAGTTCGAGCAGTCCAACGTGGAAATGCGCACCTCGCTGGTATAGGAGAAATCCTCCACATAGTCCTTGCCTCCATTGATTGAAGCAAAGGTCATCCCATCCTTGCCATAGGCATAGAGCCGCGTGACAAGGCTGCGGGTATCCACCACCCGCTCAATGCTCTTGAGGTTTTTCCGGTATGCAAACAGAGCGCCGCTGTCATTCCCTCCAAAGGTCAGCAGGTGGACGAGCCGGTTCGGGCAGTCAAAAATCAAGTCGCCGCCGTGGATATTCTGTGTGGCCCGCAGGATGGAAAGGGCATTTTTCTCCGTACACTGCCATGTGCGCAGCGTGGTGACGTTGACCGTACCTACCGACCAGCCGGTGCCTTCCAGCGCGTGCCGCATCGGCGCATCCGCCGTATCCGCATTAAAGTCCACCGTTTCTTTCTCCTCGGAAAAAGACAGATCATAGAAAGCAGCTTCAGCATAGATCTGTGTAACGATCCGCCCGTCCGTGTCCTTGGTATCCGTGAGAGTGCGGATGCGGTAAATATCGTTGACGATCTGCACCTGCTTTTCATTGTCCAGCATGGCTCGCTTGGGATCATGGAAAGGCAGATAAAATTCCATCGTATCGGCCCCGTTGACCTCGCTGGTAACAACAATGTCAAAGGCGTTTTCCAGAACGGCTTCCCACGCACCGTTTGCATCCAACACCACAGGGCGCGCAAAACCCAGTTTTTCATAGGGGGCCTTCGGTATATCGTGAAGTTGGATTTCCAGCACCTTCGGGGTAAGCGATGGATCATCCGTGGCAAGCGTCACCCGAAAACGGATATACTGCCGGTTCGGGGATTGCAGCTCACCGCTGGTGCCGATAGCCTGCCATGCCGACCATTCCTCCAAATCATCCGAAGTGGAGGTTTCCACCTGCTCAATGGAGGTCACGCCTGCTGTATATTCGCTGTTCACCGACACCCGGCCCGAACCGGAAAGAGCGCAAGCCGCCGCTTTTGTAATAAGCTGCCCACTGGACGGATAGGCCCCATCAGAGCCTCTAAGGGTAATGCTTCCCGGCTCTGTGAGTGCATCTACATCACCGGACATATCGCCACCGTTGGCGAAAAGGGTGGCCTTAAAATATTCCGCCAGATCTTCGGCGGTCAGAGAGGAATCCGTATCCAGAAACCAATCGTCGAAGCCGCCTGCGTAATAATAGGTGTCAGCGTGCATCCCCATAACGAGGTCAGCGGTGCAGGAACGGTTCAGTTCACCCTCAATCGTCAGCTCGTTTGAAATCCAAACCGTACCGGTGCTGCGGTCGCCTACCACATAACAGGCTTTGTATGCATCTGGCTCAATCACAGCGGCGAGGAAATACCAGCCGTTGTTTACCAAAGCAAACGGGGGCGTTACCGATTCGTCTAAAATCAGGGAGCCGGAGGAATTGTAGAGCATCAGGCGTGGTCGTCCCTGATATAACGAAAGATACAGGATCGGCTGGCCCGGCCCCTGCCGGGTGTTAAAAATCGGGCAGAAGGTATTCCCCACAGAGTAAATGGTGGGGTTCATCCAGCCGCCCACGATGATCCGCTGTCCCAGCTCGGCGAAAATAGAGCCGTCGTTTACGACTTGAAGATATGTTTTCTCCGAGGTTGGGTTGTTGATATTAAAACGAAAATAATGTCCGCGCCAGCCTTCCAGCAGGTTTGCCGTGGTGCCGCTCCAGTTGATAATATTGAAATCCCGGTCATTGCCGGAAGAATCCATCAGCCGGTCGTTACTGTCCGGTTCGGACTCGTTAAAGCGCCAGAGGCCGGAGGCAGCCCATGCGGCTGGAAATTCCCCGGTAAAGTCCTCCTGCGCAGTCAAAGTAGTTTTTACTGCCATCGCTTACCTCCATCGGCTCTTGGCCTGTATATGAAGTTCGGTAAAAACAGCACTGCCCTCGACTGCAATTTCCACTTCATTCACACCCCGGCGCAGTACCGGGAAATTCAGCTCCTCCAAACAGGGCAGGCCGTTTCGCAGGGTATTGCCCGCACTGTCCGTCACTTTGGCCGTTACCATTCCTGTGTCGATTACCAGCACCTCATCCGCAGCCAGTGGGCCAATCACCCGCAGGGTTTCTCCATTGGTCGTCAGCACAACCGCGCCGGAGGAAATTGTCCCTTGCAGGGAATACACCGGCTCGGAATCTGTATTCCCGGTTTCTCGTTCTACTTCATGCTCCCCCGCTTGGGAGAGGGTAAAGGTTTCATCATCCAGTGCGTATCCATAAGGGTCAGGGCAAAGAAAACGGAGGGTAAAGGAACCGGCTGCCCGGAGGAGCCGTTCACAGTCCACTGTATCGGAGAGCCGGGCCATAAAATACCGGTCTGGCACATCGTCCAGCACAAGCTGTTTGGTGCCAGCCGTAGGGTCGAGCCATGCCGCTACCTGATCCAAAACCGCCACCATATCGGCAAAAGTTTTCTGCGGATAAACATTACAGGCCACATCAATGTAACGCTCGCCGCTGTCTGCTCCAAAGTCTGCAAGGCCCGCTTTGCCGGGGACAGTTTCCGTATTGCTCCGAAGGGAGGGAACCATCTGCCAGCCGGTAAGATGGGCCTTGATGCTCATAGATTGAGAAGTAATACCGTTGTATTGAAAGCCCAAACACCCACCTCCTTATGCTGTGATGATCCGGCCCTGTGCGCGGGAGCCGACCTGCATGAGATTATAAAGTTCCTGAGAAATTCTGCGGATGTCGTCCTCGCTGCGAACAATCATCTGCTGTACCATAACGAGCGGGCCGCCGCCTGCTGCCGTAAAGGCTGCGCCGGTCATACCGCCAGTTACGTTTGCATTTGCATTGAGCTGGTAATCCGTAGGAATTGCTGTCTGCATATCCTGCGCCAGCTTATTCATTACCCCATCAATATCCGAGGACATTTTCTCGGCGGCAGAAACGGCCTGCTTTCCATTGTCCTGAATAGAACCAGCCAGACCTTGTACCAGCATTTCACCAACCCACGCCATCTCTTTCGAGGGAGAATTGATGCCAAAGAAGCTGCAAATTCCATCCCAAATCGAGGAAATCCAGCCAGAAACTTTGTCCCAAATCCAGCCTGCAAGGCTCTGGATACCAGACCAAAGGCCCTGTACGATGTTCTTACCGACATTGACGATCTGGCCTATGGATGAGGTAAAGGCGTTTACGATCCCCGCGATAATCTGCGGCACCGCCTTCACGATTTCCACAATAATGGTAGGCAGGTTCTGGATCAGCGACACGAATAGCTGAACGCCCGCCTGTATGATCTGTGGAATACTGTTAATCAGGGCGTTCACCAGAGAGGAAATAATCTGTGGGATTGCCCCGACTATGGTGGTGATAATTGTCGGAAGGTTCTGAATGAGAGACACCAGCAGCCGTACACCTGCGTCGATAATCTGCGGGATACTTCCGACAATAGCTGTCACCAGCCCCTCGATAATCTGTGGAATGGCCGCAACAATCGCCGTGATAATATCCGGTAGGGCCGCCACCAGCGAGGTCAGAAGCTGGATTCCGGCATCCATAATCTGCGGAATGGAGGCCACGATAAACTCCACGATGGCAACAATGACCGCAGGAAGCGCCTCGATCAAAACCGGGATGGCGTTCAAAATGCCCTGGGCCAACCCCATGACAAGCTGCAAAGCACCCTCTAAAAGAAGAGGCAGGTTGGCAATCAGGGTCTGCACCACTGTCATAATGATCTGAACAATGGTGGGAACAAGCTGCGGCAGGGCCTCGCCAATCCCAAGAGCCAGTGTAGCGACCATCTGCGCAGCCGCCGCTATGAGCTGCGGGAGCAAAGCCAAAAGACCGTTTGTCAATTCCAAAATGATGGTAACGGCTGCGCTTGCGATCTGCGGCATGGCCGCAACAACCCCATTTGCCAGCGCCACTACAATATCCACGCCTGCGGATAGCAGGGCCGGAAGGCTGGCAAGTACCGCCTGCCCGATCATGGGAACAATAGCAGACACATTTTCCAGAAGCATTTCCACCAGACCGCTCAGGCCCTCGGCAAAGGTTTCCGCCGATCCGGCTGTCCCTTCCAGAACGCCCTGCAATCCTTCTCCCATGAGGGCCACAAAAGGAAGCATGGCGGTGAGTACATCTGCCGCCATGAATTTCAGCGTTGTCATAATCGGTTCTGCAATGGCTCCCAACTCTGCATAGGCATCGGTCAATTCCGCCTGCGCCCGCTGGGCCGCCATTACATCACCGTTAAGCTCCTTATAATTTTCCGCCGCTTCTTCATACAGCCCGTTTAAGGTATCAGTAATGAGAGCCGCTCGTTCCTGCTCGCTGTTGCAGGAGTCTAAAGAAGCCTGAAAGGCATCCTCAGAAAGACCGGCCCAATTCAGCGCATCGGCAAGAGAACCTGTGATCTGTCCCGTTTTTGCCGTTTCATTTGCCGCCTCGGTTAAACCTTCGATGGGAAGGCTGTCCCCAAAGGTGGCCCATACACCAGCGGCAATATCCGTCCATTGTGCCAGCTCCTCCTCGGTGCTGCACAGTTTGGCAAGGTGGTTGACCGCCTCAACGCTTCGATCTTCCTCTCCAAGAATGGAATAAAAAGACTTATAGGCTTCGCTGGCCTGATCGGTAGTAAAACCCGCTGTGATAAAAGCCGCGTCCAGCTTGGCCTGATCTTCCCGGTACTCCCGTGTAGACTCTGCAAGGTCAAGAAAACTTTTCGTCAGTCCGGCAAGGGCAGCGCCCGCAGCCACAACCGCCGCGCCAATAGCCACGCCCATGCCTTTGACAACGGAGCCGACCTTATCAAATTTAGACGAGGCGTTATCCGCATCCTTGGCCGCACCTTCCAGCTCGTCGCCAAAATCGTCCGCCTGATCGCTGGATTGTTCCAATTCATCCCCCAGCTCGTCGATGGCACGCTCGTTCTGTGCAAGCTCCCGCTCCATATCATTGAGGGCGGCCTGCGCATTATTGAGCTGGGTCTGCCACTGCTTTGTGCGCCGGTCATTTTCCCCGAAGGAATTTGTGGCATTTTCCAGCGCCTGCTGTAAGGTGCTGATTTTCTGGCGCTGGGTATCAATCTCTTGATTGAGGACGCGGTTCCGGGCGGAAAGGGCCTCCACGGATTTATCCTGCTTGTCAAACTGAGAAGCCACGAGGTTCATTTCCGAGCCCAGCACCTTAAAAGTCTGGTTGATTTCCGCCAGTGCCTTCTTAAATTCCTTTTCGCCTTCGACACCGATTTTCAGCCCAAAATTGTCCGCCACGGATACCACCTCCTTCCTCCGGCGAGGGCAGTCTTAAATCCCAGCCGGGATAATATCGTCAATGAACAGTTCCCGCTTGGGCTTGCTGATCCCGGTAAACTGCTTGTGACACTCCCATAAATCCAGCAGATACCCGAAAGGCATCAGCCACGCTTCCTCCTCGGAGCGCCGCAGGGGAACCGTCGCATAATAAATCAGCCGGGTAAACAACTCCTCGTCGCTTACCCGACCGGCACGTTTTTTGGATCGGCCTCGCTTTCGATGTTCCGCTTCGTACCCCGGAACATGGCCTCCATGATTGCGTCCTTATAGGTTGCCAGCTCCAAAGGCGAAGTCAGAAGTTCGACCTCCTCCTCGGTGAGCAGGGGCTTCGGATCATCCTTGTGGCGCAGGTTATAAATCAAAACGCTCTGGTTTGCCATGAGGGCGATCAGCCAGATGATTTCGTCCAGCGCCATCTCAAAATTTTCCGATTTCATCAGCTTGGTGCCGAGATTTTCCAGCCCGCCGTACCGCTTGGCAATCTCCTTGGTGGCTCTGGTCGTCAGCAGCAGCTCATAAGTTTCTCCGCCGATCTGAATAGCGGCGGCGCGTTCATTTTGCTCCATCACGCAACCTCCTCTGTATAGTCAGGCTCATAAACCTCCGTATACCAGCCGGTGATAACACTGGACTCCACCGCAGCATCGTCCTCGTTGACCTCGGCCTTCCAAGGATGCTCGTTCTTTCCGTCCAGCTTATTGCGGCGCATGACCGTCCCCTCAATAGTCGGGGTGGAAAACTCGATAGAATCTCCCTTGGTCGTCAGGTTGGTAGAAGGCACCGCAAATTTCACCCGGTAGAGCCAGAAATATCGGTAAGTGCCGTTTGCCTTGCGGGCGCGGAAGCCTACTGCCACCGGTGCGCCATCATTCTCGCTGGAAGAAATCAAAACACCGTTTGCGTCAATCTTTGCCCCGGTAAGGGCCTCGGCGGCGGCCACGCCAATATCGTCCACGCCAAGGGAAAGGGTGCCGCTCTTAAATTCTTTTACAATCTCCGCCGCGCCATCATCGGCATAAAGCGTGGCTTCGTTCAGTTCAATGGAAAGCTCCGCTGTCATTGCCTTGGCCAGCATGACAGGGGTGCCGTATTCTTCGTCGCCGTTTTCGCCCTCGGTGATTGGGGCATAAAACAGCTTGTCAAGGCCAATCGTCGCCATGTATTCAGTCCTCCATTCCGTAATGTTTCGCCACATCTATGGCGTAATGGTGAAAGCCGGTGTCGTCCTCATGGCCGATATACCGGCGGTCAGTGATAACAAAATCCGCACCCAGCAGGGCGCGGATCATCGAGTTTTTCTGTTTGGTGTAGTTTCCCTTGTTGAAATAGGACAGCCGGGCCTCCTGTATGTCATAGAGCGGAGTATTATCCGCATGGAGGCCAAAGCTGTCTCCGAGAGGTGTAATCACCAGATATTCGTCCGGCGGGGTATCGCTGAAAATGCCGGTTTCTATGGGAATCCCCAATGGGAGCAGGCAGGTGTTCAAATCTTCCAACAGGCTCAAATTTTCTCCACCTCCTGCTCAAATGTCCGCTTCATCGCCTCAATGCAAGGGGCGCGGGAAGCGGTGCGGGCAGGCTTTAAGAAAGGCTTTGCAGGCTGGCCGCTCTTGCCATATTCCAGCACGTTGGCGATCATGGCGTTGCTGCGGCCATCCGAGCGCGGTTCGGCAAAACCCACCTTCACGTTGTAATTGCCTTCCCGGTCAATCTTGGCTGGGGAAACGCCGAGGGCCGACACCAGCTCGCCGGTAGAGCGGGACTCCTCTTTGGTATCACGGCCAATGACCGCCTGCAAGTTTCCGCGCACCTTTTCCAGAATGACCTCGCCGCCTGCTTCCAGTACTTTTGGAAGGATCTCGTCGGTTTTATCCCCCAGCCGGGAGAGCTTTAAGAGGAAATCCTCCGGCATTTTAATCTGTACCTTAGCCATTGGCTGCCACCACCTTTTTCGCTAAAATCTCCACATACATCCCGCGCCCCTTTACATCCTCCACACTGGTAATGTCATACCGGCAGCCTTCGCAGAGCAGGAACAGCTTGGTAGAAACCTCCATTCCGGGAATGGCCCGGAAGCGGAACAGGTCGGTGGCCTCCGAAAAGGCCGCCCGGTTGGCCCACCGCTCGCTGCCATGGCGGGCTTCGTGGTAGGCACGAACCTCCGCCAGCACTTTATCCTGCTGCGTGGCAAAACCTTCTGCATCCTTTACCGCCTCGGTGGAAAGGAGCTGCACTGGGGTGCGCATTTTTCCGTAAGACATAGGCTACACCTGCCAATCCCGGTCAAGCCGCAGCAGCAGGTTCACCGTATTCCAAACCTGCTGCCCAGCCTGCACATTATCTGCGAAGAAGCCGCCTGTAGAACCATCCCGGCTTTCGTAAAAATGGGAGGACAGCATGATAACAGCCTGTTCTGTGGTGGGCGGCATGGGATTGTCCGCATAATGCCCGGAGGGGATATGCTGGTAACTTTCCGCATAGGAAACGGCTGCCCGGATATATCCCCGGAGCAGCTCGTCGTCCTCGTCATGGGAAAGGATCAGGTTGTCTTTGACTTTTTGGAGCAGTTCGTCCATGCCGCCACCTCCTTATCAATCGGCAGTCATAAGGCCCGCCGCCTTCAACTTGGCGAGCAGGCCGTTAAAATCCGTAACAAGGGCCGCCACCTCTGTTGCCACACTATCGGCCTGATTGGCCGCTTGGGGAACCTCCGCGGCAGGCAGGCCGGTGACGGTAGCACCTTCTTTGATTTCGAGGGTGCCGCCGATCACCCATTTATCGCCGCCCTGTTCTGCATAGTTCTTTCCGTTGTAGCTCATCCGTCAGCCCTCCTTACGCAGCCTTCTGCTGCAATACCTTCACGGCTTCGGGCAGGATCAGCTTACCATCCACGCGCTGGGATGCAAGGAAGCCCACCTGCCCGGTAGTGGCGTACAGCTCACCGAGGCGGCGGAAGGAGCGGCCCTGCCGGTCAGCCACCCAATAATAGGACAGGTCACCGAACAGGATAGATTTTGCACTGGCCGCCATCGCGGGCATAAAGGCCGAGGTATAAACCGGGCGGCCCAGCAGCATATCCGGGGTTCCGGCAGTCAGGGAGGGCTGCCAAAGGTACTGGCCGTTCCCGTCTTTGAGCTTCCTAAGGGCCTTCACGGAAGAATCGTTCATCAGGAAAACGGCGTTCTTGCGGTAAGGCGCTTTCAGAGAGTAAAACAGGTCGAACACCTCGTCCGCCGTAAATGCGGTGGCGGAGGCAGCAGTTACGCCGATTTCCGCGCCGCCCGTTGCAGCCAGAACGCCCAGCGGCTTGCCGGTGCCATCGCCGGTAAAGAAGGCTTCCTCCTCCTTGTTACCAATACGGCGGGCAAACTCACGAGAAATATAGGCTTCCAAATCGAAAACACTGTCGTTCAGCAGCTCCTCGGACACCTTCACCAGCGTTGCCAGCTTGTAGGCCCCGATGGAAACCTGCGAGAAAGCGTCGTCACTCTCCGGGATCGTCCCTTCCTCGTCCACCCACGAAGCCGTACCCTTGGAAGCCACCACCGGGATTTTGCGGTCGCCGGAGCTGGTCTGGATCACATGGGCCAGCGTGCGGAAAATGTTCTGCTCCTCCAATGCCTCCACCAGAGTGCGCTCAAATTCATCCGGCACCAGATAGCCGCCCTCAGAGTCCGTACCAATCTGCAGGGCGTTCATAATCTCATGGGAAGGCATTTTGCTGCGCATGGCGTTCCAGAAAGAGCGGCGGTATTCCGCAGAGGCGCGGCCAGTCTTTTCCTCACCGGCAGGGGCCGCAGGCTTGCCCGTCAGCGGGGTATTGACCGGCTTAGAAAGCTCCGCATCCAGAGCGGCCTGCCGTTCCAGACGGTCAATCTCTTTGCCGAGATTTACCACATCGGCCTCCATCTTTTCATAGGTCGCCACATCCTCGGCGGCCAGCAGGCCATCGGCACCACGCTTGGCATCCAGAAAAGCCTTCGCCGTTTCCCACGCCTTTGCGCGCTTCTCGCGCAGTTCCAAAATCTTGCTCATAGTAAAATCCTCCTTAAAATTTCAATAAATTAAGCCGCTGGTACAGCGGCTCGGCAGGTTGTTTCTGTTCGGTTTTCGTATGGGGCAGTTTGTTCAGCAGCCGGTTTGTCACCGCTCGCCGCGAGAACGCATAGCTCTCCGGTTCGGGAGCGGGATCTTCCTTCGCGGTAAACAGGAGGTCGTCCGCAAAGCCAAGTTCCACGGCTTTGTGGGCGGACAGCCACGTTTCCGCGTCCATGAGGTGTGAGAGCCGCGCCCTCGACAGCCCCGTTTTGATTTCGTAGGCATTGATGATCGACTCCTTTACTTCGTCCAGCATGGCGATAGCCTTCTGCATTTCCTCAGTGTCGCCAATCGCCACTGTCAGGGGATTATGCACCATCATCAGGGCGGTGGGGGCCATGAGAACCGTGGTTCCGGCCATGGCAATGACACTGGCGGCACTGGCGGCGATCCCGTCGATCTTCACGGTCACAGCGCCCTTGTAGTCCATGAGCATACTGTAAATCTGAGAAGCGGCCACGCAGTCACCGCCCGGCGAATTGATCCAGACGGTAATATCGCCCTCACCGGCCAGAAGCTCCGCTTTGAAAGCGGCGGGGGTAATATCATCGTCAAACCAGCTCTCCTCGGCAATGGTGCCGTTAAGGTAAAGGGTGCGGCTCTCGTCTGAGTTCCGCACCCAATTCCAGAATTTATTCACTTGTCTGTTCCTCCGTTTCTGTTGGATTTGTTGCGGCGGTTCCGGCAAAGGCCCCGGCATCACTGAGCTTCGTCATGGAGCCGTTTACCAGATACAGGTCGCCGCCTTCCTCGGCAGGGATACGGTCGAGGTTTTCCAGCTCTCTTATGTCGTTGGCGCTCATCCAGCCATTCTGGCGGGCCACTGCGTAACCGTTCATGCGGCTGGCGTAATCGCCCCGCAGCAGACCCTCCACATTGAAGCGGATAAAATACTCCCGCTTCTCGCTGTCGGAAAACAGGCGGCGGGCCATGCTCTGTTCCCAGCGCATAAGCCACGGTTCCAAGGTGTATTTGACAAATTCCAAGCTCTGCTGCTCGATGTTGGAAAAGCTGGATTTCTCCAAATCCCCGACCATGTGGGGCGGCACCCGGAAAATGCGGGCAATCTCGTTGATCTGGAATTTCCTTGTTTCCAGAAATTGCGCCTGCTCCGGGGAAATTCCGATGGGCTGATATTTCAGGCCTTCCTCCAAAACCGCGATTTGATGGGAATTTGCACTGCCGCGAAAGAGCTTGTTCCAGCTTTCCCGCACTTTATCCGGGTTTTTCAGAACGCCGGGATGTTCCAGCACACCGCCGGGAGCAGCATCGTTGGCGAAAAACTTCGCGCCGTACTCCTCGCAGGCAATCGCCATCCCTACCGCGTTCTTTGCCATGGCGATGGGTGAATAGCCCACGATCCCGTCATAGCCGAGGCCGGGGATATGAAGCACCTGCTCCGGCGGCAGATAAACCTGCCCGTTTTCATCATCCACCGGGGAATCGTCCGAGCCACGGGTATAGAGGTAATAAATCTGTCCCTTGCTGTCCCGGTCAACGGTCATCTTGGTGGGCATCAGCGGATAGAGGCCGATTACCTCGCCCTTTCCATTGCGGATGATCTGCGCGTAAGCGTTCCCGTATAGGAGCAGGTGGCCCATCAGGGTTTCCCGGAAATTGAACGAGGTCATTTCCGGGTTCGGCTCGTCGTGCAGCAGCCGGTAGAGAGGATGATCGAGGGCCTTTACCTTGCTCCCGTTTTCACCGTAGCGGTACACATGGAGCGGAAGGCCCGCCACCGCTTCGGAGAGAATACGGACGCAGGAATACACGGCTGTCATTTGCAGCGCGGTGCGCTCATTCACCGGCTTGCCACTGGTGGAGCCGCCAAAGAAAAAGGAAAAGCGGCTGCCGCCCAAGGTATCCTGCGCCCGGCGCAGTTCCTCCGGCTTATCCCGTGAATGGAAAAAACGGCTGAAAACACTCATAGCAACAAAAGCCCCCTTTCATCGTAGATAGAAGCGCCGGTATCCCCGCCGCCTCGAATGGCCCGGTCAAGCGCCATGATAGTCGCCACCGCACCGTCAATCTTTTCTGTGGATTTTTCCTTATCCGGTTTCACATTGCCCGCCGGATCGGTGCGGACATGGATGTTGTCCATCATCCACCGCAGAACCGGGTGGCCGCCATGGGCGAGCTGTTCATCCAAAGTCAGGCGCATCAGCTCCTTGGTGGGTGGGGACATATCTTTGAAGCCCTGCCCGAAGGGAACCACCGTAAAGCCGAGGCCCTCCAAGTTCTGCACCATCTGTGTCGCGCCCCAGCGGTCAAAGGCAATTTCCCGGATGTTATACTTTGCACCCAGCTCGTCAATGAAGGACTCAATAAAGCCATAGTGAACGACGTTTCCCTCGGTGGTTTTCAGATACCCCTGCTTTTCCCACACATCATAGGGGACGTGATCCCGGCGCACCCGCAGGTCGAGATTGTCCTCCGGTATCCAAAAGAAGGGCAGAATCACATATTTGTCGCCTTCAAATTCCGGCGGGAATACCAGCACAAAGGCGGTAATATCCGTGGTGGAGGAAAGGTCAAGGCCTCCATAGCACGCCCGGCCTTGCAGGGCCTCCGGGTCTACTGCAAAGGCGCATTTGTCCCACTTTTCCATGGGCATCCAGCGGACAGCCTGCTTTACCCACTGGCAAAGCCGGAGCTGCCGGAACAGGTTCTCCTCGGCGGGGTTCTGCCGGGCGCTTTCGCAGGCCGCTTCCAGCTTTTCTATATCCACCGTAATGCCAAGGGAGGGGTTGGCCTTTTTCCAGACCTTCGGGGAAGTCCAATCATCGGCCTCATCCGCGCCATAAATCACCGGATAAAAGGTGGGGTCAATTTTCCGGCCATCCAGAATATCCCGCGCCTTCTGGTGAACCTCATAGCAGATGCTGTTCACGTCATTGCCCGCTGTGGTAATGAGAAAATAAAGGGGCTGCTTTCTGGCGTCGCCGGAGCCGTGGGTCATAACATCATAGAGCTGCCGGTTTGGCTGGGCGTGCAACTCGTCAAATACCACCGCATGGACGTTGAGGCCATGCTTGGTGTATGCCTCTGCGGAAAGTACCTGATAGAAGCTCCCCAGCGGCTTATAGATCAGGCGTTTCTGCGACAACACCGGCTTGATGCGGGATTTGAGGGCCGGGCATTGCTCCACCATGCCGCAGGCCACATCGAATACGATGGAAGCCTGCTGCCGGTCGGAGGCGCAGCCATAGACCTCGCCTCCGTATTCCATGTCGCCGCAGGTGAGCAACAGGGCCACCGCAGCGGCCAGCTCGGATTTTCCCTGTTTCTTGGCAATCTCGATGTATGCGGTATTAAACTGGCGGTAGCCGTTGGGCTTTACAATGCCGAACAGATCCCGGATAATCTGCTCCTGCCAGTCAATGAGTTCAAAGTTTTGTCCGTACCACTCGCCCTTGGTATGTTTCAGGCAGCCGATAAAGGAAACGGCCAGATCGGCCAGCTCCCGGTTATAGGCCGAGCCTTCCGCCATGAAGCGGGTGGGCTTGTATTTCTTTAATTTGCGTATATCCGCCGCCTCCTTTCTCACGGCAACAAAAAAGGAACCTCCCCCGGTATGGGGAAAGTCCCTTAAAGATAATTTTTAAGTTTCAAGTACCGGTTCTATTTCCCGGCTTCGTACAGAACCGCTCTGGCATAGGTGATGCGGATGATCTCCTGCGGGTAATATTCTGCGTGCCTGCCGAACCGCTGCTCGAATTTCCGACGATCCGCCGCCACAATATTCCAACTGCTGTAATAGTTCTTACAATCGCGGCGCAGCTCCTGCGCCTCCGCCTTGAAAGAAAACTCCTCGCCATCCTTGCAAATGGTGACGTTCACCGTCTTGGCAGAGGTGGTATTCATGGCAGCCATGATTTTCTTGACGATATGTACCGGGTTGTCCCTATCGTCCACAAGCGCCTGGTATTCCGCCAGCTCCACGTCATTGCAGAGGAAGTCAAAGAGCATTTCTTCCTGATTGCCCTCCATGTAATCTGTGGCTTCTTTGGCGGCATAGCCCTGCGGGTTTAATATATAGGAAAGCAAAGAGTCCTCCGTCCAGTTTTCCGCTTCATAGAAACACTGGAACGAGGGCGGCTCATATTCCGCAGCGTCCAGAAAACGCTCACGAGCCTTACTCTTTGCATAATAGTCCTGTTCATTTTTCAGTTGTCGAAGCAGCTCCGGGTCGGATAGCTCCGTGATTTGAAGGTTGCGCCTATTGTTGGCAACAGCGGCCTCTACCAATCGCCGGACAGCCTGCCGCAAATTTTCCCGCAACTGGCCTGCGCTGCGCTCCTGTGTATCCTCACCGGCCAAGCCCTGCACATCGTATTGTGCGTCATACAGCTCACCATCCCTCCGGCAAAAGATACCGGCATATTTGAATGTGCCGCCACGGGCCAGTTCCTTGCCGGAGTATTGCCGCTGGCAGTAGAGGTAGTCAAAATCCTCGTTCTTTTGCACACGGACAAAGTAGTAGGTCGTGCCTGCGTTCTCAATCATGCAGGTGTGGCTGCCCGCATGGCCGAGCCAGCTTAGAAATTCCTTGTTCATGCGACACCTCCTTAGTATTCGTTGGGGAAAATCACCGTTGTGGCGCTTCTATCCGCTTCGGTGATGATCCAGATTTTCAGGTTTGGCTGCGCCTTGTACTCATACGCAGCAAAGATGCGGAGGTCGCCTTGCTGTACTGCCAGATTGTTGGCCCGCTTATCGGCGGCAGATAGGTCGCCCCAATCGCCCTGCCGGTAACGGTCAAGAGAGCGCCAGATAAAATTTTCAAAGTTGCAGTTTTCTGCGGCCTTGCCGGCTACAAGCCGAGAGGCGCACAGATTTCCAAGTGAAAAGTTACTCATAGCAACCCCTCCTTACAGCTCGTACCCGGCGCACCGGAGGATTTCCCGGATGGCGTTGATTGCCCGCTTGGGGCTGGAATAGTCGCGGGTGCCAAGTGCGCGCCCGTCCTCGAAAAGCTGGATGATCGGCACCCCATAGCTGATGTACGCCGTGATTTTGTAGGTGCTTTCCATGGGGCCATAGAAGGCCACCTCGTCCGTCCGGTGCCAAGTGCGCTGGTAGATAAAGCTCCCGTCGTAGGTAGTCGCTCCGAGGTACTGGAAGCCATGCTCCCGCATAAGTTCCTCAAAGGCCGCCTGCTTCATTGCGATTGTCTGTTTCATGGTGAAACCTCCCTTGTTTGATGTGGTCAGAGATTACTCTGGAACACCTCAAAAGACAAGGCTCACCAGCGAAAAAAGCCCGTTTCCGGGCCTTTTTCTTTTGGAATATCAGCCGCTCATTTTGGCCGAGGGATACTTCGCCAGCAGCGTTTCCCACGGATCGGCAGCACCGGAGGCGGCCACCTCCATCACCGCAAGGAACGGGAAGCAATAGAGCGCCATCCCGGCCCCGGTGTCCTCGTTGACCCACACCTGATTTTCAGGAATATTTACCACGATGAAGCAGGAATAGCCGGTGTCCTGATTGTCGGCGATGTTCCGCCATTCCGCCTCGGAAATCTGTGTGGCCTGCGGTATCCGCTTGTGCAGCGGCAGAGGCGCATGGCCCGCTTCACCCCGGTTTTCATCGAGAAAGCGGACAAAATCCGCGAAGCCATGTACCAAAGGGCTGGTAAAATAGCGGGAAGCCCCGCCACCTTGTATCTCAAAAGCGCATCCTTTATTCTTCATTTTCTGGCACCTCCACAAAATAAAAATACTCCAAATCCTCGGAGGTGAAGCCGTGGCATAAAAGAAACGCCTCCGCCTCGGGCTGATTTTGAAAAATCCGGGGTTTTCCGGTATCATCCAGCAGGTATTCCAGCGCCTCGTTAAGCGTGATTCCGTCCACCGGACGGGCCACCATGACAGGCGGAAGATAAAGCGCGTCCTGTTCCTCCACCTCAATGGAATAGAAATCTTCGTCACAATGAAAGCATTGATAACTGTACTCTGGAATGTCTGAGGGATAAACTGGCCTGCCACAGCGGCGGCAGATCATATCTGTGTTTTCATACCAGCGACCTTCATGGAAGATCCCGCTCATTCAAAATCACCGCCTTTCAAGATGCGGATGTTATCCGCACCATAGGCCACACCCAGTCCGGAACCACAATCCCATTTTACATGAACCGTGGCTATGTCGTCCACAAATTCTACCGTCCCTCGGTCGCCGGGCTTTAACCGGCTATATGGATCGTCCATGAAAACCAGCTCCACCCGCGTTCCCTTGGGATAGCGGGCGCGGACAGCCTCCACGATTTCTTTTCTTGGGAAATTCATTGCATCCGCCTCCTTTTCCGGTAAACATTCTCGGACAGGAAGGAGCCAAGAAAGGTTTCTGCGCTGTCGAGGCCCTCCCACGCCTTCTCGGAAAACAGGGCCTTGGATGCCCGGCCCCAAAAGATAGCCCGCCGGATCGCACCGGCCTGCCGGGCCGCTTTCTGAATAAACCAGCGGAATTGTACCACGGGAGCGGCCTCCGCCTTAAAGGGCGGCATGGATACGTCCTGCTGTCCGCATACCCGGCAAAGGATGATGCCCAGCCATTCCGTCACATATTCCGCGTCGGCAATATCGTCGCTGTTTATCCGCAAGCAGTCAACCGGCACTCTTTGCATCCTTCGCGCCATCCGGCGCACATTGCGCAGGCTGCGGAGCGCAGTCTGTAAATCGTCCTTACTTCCCATCGGTTGCCTCCTGCATAAGCTGGCGGGTGCGGAGCGGGTTCATGGAGCCGCAGTACAGACCGTCAGCCGTGTCGAATACCCGGCCCCAGCCATCGGCTCCGACCTCAACCTTTGCCCGGAAGGCTTCTCCGCCGTTCCATTTCAGAACCGTTTCAAAAGTTTTCTTTGCCATGGTGTCAAACCTCCTTAAATTTGGTGTGACACAGATTACTCTGGACGGGGGTGAAAGACAAGGCTCACGGACAAAAAAAGCCCGTTTCCGGGCCTTTTCGGTTATATCTTTTTCATGCGCAGTCCCAGCCGGGTGGAGTAGGGAAAAACTTCTGCTTGGTAGCTTCCTGCGATTTCCCAGCCATGGGCCATGAGATAGTGGAGATACTCCATTAAGGCCGTGGATGTATCGCACAGCAGAAATTCATGGATTCCGGCGGCCTCTATCGTTCCCATAAAGTCGTCGATGTCCTGCATAAAGGGCATATCGTCCACCAGCAGCTCATTCGCTTTCAGGTCGTTTGTATTGAGGTAGGCATGGATGGCGCGGTTCATACCGTGGTTTTCCGGTGCCTTGCCCTTATCGGTGTACTCCCGGATCAGGGAATTAAAATACTCGTTGCTGTAACTTCCTACTCGCTCTAACATAGTCATGTGAAATGACCTCCTTCGTTTGATGTGAGTGGAGATTACTCTGGAACACCTCAAAAGACAAGCTCAAAAGCCAAAACTCTCAAACTTATTTTTTCATGCGCCGGGCCTTTTCGCCGGTAAATTGCTCCCAGCGCAGGACGGTCAAATCGCAGTTCAGGGGATCGCTGTCCATGGCAAAACAGCGCCGCCCACTTTGTTCGGCAGCAATCAGCGTTGTGCCGCCACCGCAAAATGGGTCAAGAATCAGGTCGCCCGGATCGGAGTGCATCTTGATACACCGCCAAGGCAGCTCCACGGGGATCGGCTGTGGGCCACCGGCCTGCTCCGGTAAAGAAATTTCCCATACACCCGCATAGCCCCACTTGCGGCGCTCCTCTTTGGTAAGGCGTTTCACAAAGCGGTAACTATGGGCGGCGAAGGCGGACACCCAGCCGTATTCCTGCTGGTTTACTTCCTCGGCATCGTCCCCGGCAAAAGCCGCCAGATATTCAAACTGTTTCTGCGGTTTGTTGCTGTTCTGGTGGGCGGAGCCTGCGTGGGCCAGTAAGCCTTGCCGTTTCCAGACGCGAATCCAGAGCGGGCGGAAATTGCAGTCCTCAAAGAGCTTCATGCTGTAAAGTCCCACCGGCTCCATGTACTGGGTGCCGGTAGTGAACAGGTCGTCCATTTTCCAGCAGACAATCTCCGCATGGCGGCAGAGATTCGCCGTCGCTGCGCCCAGCCGTTCCAGCCATGGGGCCAGACCATCCTTCCGGTAGTCGGCCAGTGCAATGAGGGGCGGAGCCGTAAAGGCACAGGCGGCCCGCTCATTCCCGCAGAGCCGCGCCATATCCTCGGCAGAAACGGGATCACCGCAGAAAAGGAGGTGGTTTCCAAGCTCCCAAAGGTCGCCGGGCTGAGTCGTGGCCCCGCCAGCCGCCGCAATCTCCGTCGCCGCTTCCTCTTGGTTGAAATCATCCTGTACGGCCTCGGCGGAGTAAAACTTGTTCATCAAAGCGTCGATTTCCTCGGCATCGAAACCGGTAAAGGAAACGTCAAAAGCGGAGGCATCCAGCTCGGCGATGACCTCGGCCAGCTTCGCCTCGTCCCAATCGCCCTGAATACGGTTGAGGGCGAGGTTCAGAGCCTTTTCTTTTTCCGGCTCCAAATCCACCACAACGCAGTCAATCTCTGTTTCGCCCATATCCAGCAGCACTTTCAGCCGCTGGTGGCCGCCCACAACATTGCCGGTGGCCCTATTCCAGACCACCGGCTCTACAAATCCAAACTCCTCAATGGATCGTTTCAGTTTTTCATAGTCTTTGTCGCCGGGCTTCAAATCCCGGCGCGGGTTGTATGCTGCCGGGTTCAGCCGGTCAGCACTCACTTTCTGGATATTCATTCTGTTCTCCTTCATCTTCCGATAGGGCCGCGCCGCACTTAGGGCAGGGACGTGACTCGCCATCCATGGCATAAATCTGCTGGCAATGCTCGCACCAGCCCCACTCGTTATAGCGGTACTGCTCGTCAATCCATGTTTCTGGGGCCTGCCAGTCCACCGCGTTGAAACACTCGGCGGCAAAATCTTCCTGCCCGTTGCACATAGCCAGAAAATCCTGCCGGGTATAAACCGCGTCGGAAAGCTCCGGCACATAGCATACCCGCTCCGGGTGGAGGCGGAAGGCTTCTTCGTCCTTGAAAATCCAGCCCTGCCGGTAATATTCCCGGTCAATGACGGCTTCCTGATCCTCGGTTTCTGGTGTATAGCTGCCAATCTTCAAATAGCTTTCGCCCATATCAAAATCCCTCGCTTTCAGAATGTGACGACAGATTACTCTGGACACCGCCAAAAAGCAAGGGCGTTATTTTGGAGCGCGAAGGACGGAGTTGAACCGCCGCTTCCCACCGGTTGGTGGGCGGTCTGCCGTTAGCCTACCCGCGCATAATGGCCGGAGGTCATTCCTCCGGCGTAACCTTGCTGTGCCGCTCGGCAAAGGTGATTTTCTCACCCTTATACATTCCAGCGCCCAGCTCGTCGATTTTGGAGAATGGGATCTCCGGCACCGTCAAATCCTTGCGTTTCGATTTGTCGATGAAGTAAATGTACCGGAGCTGAAAGCCGGGGATCGGGGTGGCCCCCACATAGTCCAGATACTTCTTGAAATTATAGGTGCCGCCCGTCACATCAAAGAAGGTAAGTCCCCCCAGCTCCTTGCGGGGCGAAGTGGGATTGCTCGCCAGCGTCATTTTATGGACGCGGGTGCCATCGGGCAGCTCTGCAAGGTTCAGATTTTCCTTGATACCGGTCAGGACAAAATTGCTGGCCCGGTAGATCGTACCGTCGCCGCAGGAGCAGGCATCGGCGAAGCTGATAACCCACTTAATCTGCGGAGCATATTTCTTAATGAGCCGCAGGCTCATGGAAATGGCCCGGCTCTCAGAATTGCGGGGAAGGTAGCTGTCAAAGGCCATCCGGTTCAGTTCCAGAAATTCATTCCAGCCGGTATCCTTTACCAGACCGATGATTTTTGACTTATCGAGGCTGGGGCCATAGCTCATAACCCCGTGAAGGTTCCCATCCAGAAATACGCCAAAGTGGAGCGTGCTGTTATTCACGACCTTGCCGCTGTAATGATGCGCCTTCATAAACGGGGTCGCCACCTTGGTGGGGATCACCCGCATCACTATTTCTTTTGCCCGGCCCATTGTCCGCCTCCTTTCCCACATGGCGCTCGGCCAGCGTGATTTTTTCGCCCTTATACATCCCGGCCCCCAGCTCGTCGATCCGGGAATAAGGGATTTCCGGCACCGTCAAATGGCGGCGCATGGATTTGTCGATGAAATAAATATACCGGAGCTGGTAGCCCGGCAGCAGGACACCACCCGCCGCCTCCATGTATTTCTTCCACGCAAAGCCTCCGTCTGTCACATCGAAGAAGGAGCGCCCGCCCAGCTCCGGGCGGGGAGCCTTGGGCCGAGATTCCAACGTTAGCTTGTGGATTTTGCTCCCGTCCGGTAAAAGGCAGATAGCCTCGTTTTCCTTAATGCCGGTGAGGACAAAATTGCTGGCCCGGTAGATGGCCCCGTCCCCGCAGGAGCAGGCATCGGCAAAGCTCACGATCCACTTCACATGGGGCGCGTACTTTTTCAAAAGCCGGATGCTTAGAGAAATGGCCCGGCTCTCGGAATTGCGCGGGAGGACGCTGTCAAAGGCCATCCGGTTCAGTTCCAGATATTCGTTCCAGCCGGTGCCTGCCACCAGCGGCAGGATTTTGGATTTATTGAGGCTCGGCCCGTAAGACATAACCCCATGGAGCCGCCCATCCAGAAATACCCCGAAGTGCAGACAGCTATTATTCACCACAGTGCCGCTGTAATGGTGGCGGCGCACAAAGGGATTTGCCACCTTGCCGGGGATCACTTTCAGACTAATTTCTTTTGCTCTGCCCATTGACGCACCACCTCATAGACTCCGTTTCCCTTGTGGTTTTCGTTGCCGAAGGTTTCTTTTACTTCGCCATGAGCGTGGACGTAATCAATGCAGGCAAGGATCAGCTCGGCCTGCTTGTCGTGCAGGGTCAGGCTGATCTGCTGATAAGGCTTTTTTTCGCCGGAGTCCAGCGTAAATTCCTCTCCAAATTCGTCCTCGGAAATGGTTTCAAAACCGAAGGGACTCAAATCCTGCGCAATATCCGCCAATTCCAGCGGCAGCAGGTCAACGTCCCACTCGGCCAGCTCGCCGACCTTGTTATCCACCAGCCGGAAGGCTTTGATCTGTTCTTCCGTCAGCTCGTCGGCTATGACGCAGGGGACGGAAGCAAGGCCCAGCTTTTTCGCCGCCTTGAAGCGGGTGTGGCCGGTGATAATTTCATGGTCGGCGGAAATCACCAGAGGGACGAGAAAGCCGTACTGCTTGATGCTTTCCGCCACCGCATCCACGGCCCCGTCATTCTTTCGCGGATTGTTCTTGTATGGGTGAACCTCCCCCAAGGGGAGCTGTATGATATTCATAAACGACCTCCTGAATAAAATTATGTTTTAACCGCCGCGCCGGGCAGAAAGCAGACGCTCCATCATATCGTCGTGCGGGGTAGCCCCTTTGTACTCGGTGGAACAGTTCTCCCGGACGACCTGATAGATTTGAAACCACAGGTTGTTGGCCTGCTTGGAAAAGCTCTGGCTCATGGAAACATAGGGCGAGGGAATGGCGTTCCCCGTGGTGGGGTGCTTTGCCAGAAAGCCATACTCGGTGATACATTCCTCGCACTGTATCCAGCGGGAGATCGCCATGGCGTACTGCTCCAAAATCTGAGCGGGTATCAAATGGGCGCAGCCCCGCTCGTGGAGCCACGTCCATGTGCGCTCATAGACCTCAACCGCCAGCAGTTCTTTTCCGTTTTTCTGCCGCGCCGCCAGATAGTCGCGGGGCGGCGGCATCGTTTCCCCTTGGAGGTCGGCGGTATCTGTAAACTCCATGACCGTCAATTTTCGTTTCCCCGGATTACCCTCAACCAGCTTATCCGACAGCGCCTTTTTCTTCTGTCCAGCACCGATACGAGCGCCTCCGTGGCCGTTTGCCATGGCCGCCACCTCCTCTCTTTGAAATTGCGGGGTATATACCCCACTTGAAAGCGCGATTTTTCGCGCGATAGCCCACGCCCGCTGCCCGCCGCGCCGGACGTAGAGATTTTCTTACCCCCGGAGGGGCAACAAAAAACCACCGCCCGCATGGGCGATGGCCGCAGTTCTTTAATTTTCGTATGGCGGCAGGTTTTCCAGATAGGAAACCAGATCGTCTATCAATGCTTTGTGCCGGGCATCAGGCTCAATATCCCAGCCCCGGTCATAGTTCATAAGGGTGGTGCGGGAATAGCCTCGGCGGCCCTGCTGCTTGGCTTCGTCCCATACCATGAGCTTGCTGATACGGCCCTCGTTGATACCATACACCGATGGCTCGTCATAGACCGCCGCCTGAAAATTGTGGCCTTCAACCGTACCTTCCCGCCAAGGATACTGGCCGAGCTTCTTAATGGTGATCTTCATTACTCGTCATCCTCCTTGTTGGGGATATATACGGTGCGGAACATGACCTGCCCGCCGACCAGCTCCACCCAGCGGAACCAGCCATCCGTATTGGCTGCAAAATAGATGCGCCCTGTGCGCTTCTCATACATGGAGGCTTCGGGGTATTTCTGCTGGGCCATGGCCAGCACCTTCCTTGCGGGTACATCTGCAAGCAGGTGTTTGAAAAATTCTGCGTCGCGCTGTACGCGGGCCTTGAGGCTGTTCTCGTTTCTCATGGTAATACCGCCTTTCTTTGATGTGCTGACAGATTACCAGACTAACGGGTGATTGCAAGCTCTATTTGCCTTATTTCTCAAAAGAATTTCAGCCCCACCGGCCACCCACGCGGGCGGTAATCTCAGAATGGCACCGCTTGCATAGGGCCATGAGGTTACTTTCCACATGGGTGCCGCCCTTGGACAGCGGCAGGATATGGTGGACTTCTTCGGCAGGGGTGATTTTACCGGCCCGCTTGCATTGCTCGCACAATGGGTGGGCTGCGATATAGCGGTCACGAATCCGCTTCCATGCGCGGCCATACCGGCGCTTGCTGGCCGGATCGCGCTGGTGCTTGTTATAATGCGCCGTGATGATTTTCTGGTGTTCCTCGCAATAGCGCCCGGAGGTCAAGCGCGGGCAGCCGGGATAGGAACAGGGGCGCTTGGGTTTGTATGGCATACAGGCTGCCGCCTCCTTCCGGGCAAAAAGAAAGCCTCCGCAGATTTTCCTGCGAAGGCCGCTGTATTTTTTCTTTGTTGCTATTGTAATACTACCAGATTTCCATAGTGTCTTTCTATGTCTTTTAGTGTCCTCTTTCTGAAAAAGCGAAAAAAGGGAGAGCCGAAGCCCTCCCAATCGCCTGCCTATTTCCCAGCCGGGACAAAGGCCGAGCATTGCTCCAAAGCCTTCCGGTGGAGCTTGTGGAGATAGCGCAGGTCGTATTCCATCTCCACGGCCACCTTCTCCCACGAGTAGAAGCACAGATACCGCAGCTCCAACAGCGTCTGGTATTCCGGGTTGTCAATCCGCTTGATAACACCGACGATTTCCCGCTTCAAATCCACCAGCGTATCTATGTCCTCGTTGATCTCGTTTTCCAGATCAATGATTTTGACAATGACATTCTCCATGGACTGCACATTCCGGCTTCCGCTGGGCGGGGTGTCGGACAAGGTAGAGGTGGCCTTGGTCGCCAAGGCCCGCAGGCTTGCCACTTGTTCCAGCTTGCTGTTGATCCGCTGGTCGATGCGATAAGCCTGACTGAGATATTCTTTCACCGTCATAGGGAACCTCCTTCCGCAGAAATGGCGGCAGATACATCTTCCACGGAAGTCACCATATAGGCCGCGCCGCCAGCGGCCCTGATTTTCCCAAGGGTCACTTCCTGTAACCGGGTGAGCCGCCCGCCGGGCTGCTTCACCTCGAAAGCATAAAACCTGCCATCTATGCAGGCGATTATATCCGGGATGCCCGCTGTGCCGTACATTCCGCCGTGGGTTTTCCACGCGAAGCAGCGGGGCATCGTTTTCAGGTGCCGCAGGATCGCGGCCACAATTTCTCTTTCCAGCATATCTCGGCAAAACCGATGCGCCGGAAAAACCGGAGTTACCGGGTATTTACCACACTCTATATATTTTTCTTAAAAAAAGGCCCTCATAACATACCTCTGGTAGTTACGCGCAAGGAATGAGGAAACCCCGGTTTTTCCGGTTTTCCCGGTACAAAAACGGTCAATCTGCCTCCACACCTCCTTCGCAGTAGGTGATCCCACGCCATATCCGGCGCTTGGAGAGCTTATCCCGCCCTCTGGTGATCTCCGGGAAACCGGCTTCCAACTCTTTGTTGAAATTGGTCTGCGATACCGGCTTCATGCCTGCATTGCCGCAATACTCCTTGTAGCGGAGGAACAGGTCGTCCCGCACCGTCACGCCTTCCTCCTCGGCCACACAGTACAATTTAGCGAAAGACAAAACGCTATTTGATTCAATCCGGTATTTTTCCAGCTCGGCCCGCGTCCGCTCGGTTTCGCTGAACACATAGCCGGAGGCGATCAGGCGTTTCAGGCCGGTAAGCGCCCACATGAGGATACCGTCCCGCTCGGCGGCCAGCTTTTCCGCCAGATTGGGGTCGCGCTTGGCCTTGGGAACGGATTTCTCAAACCGTATAATGAGGAGCCTGCGGTAAAAGCCCTCGGAGCGATCCCCATAGTTGCGGGGAATCTCATTGCAGGAAAACAGGAACCGAGCATAAGGCCGGAAGGAAAACGGGTCTTTGTTTTTGCGCTCGGCGGTGATGAAGTCCTCGCCGGTGAGCGCCTTGAACATACCGTTGTCGTCAATGCTCTTGGAGGGCAGGTCGGCAAAGATATTTGCCAGCTTGCCGAACAGCTCGGCCCGGTTGAAGCGGTCGCCAAGGTTCTGCCACGGGATGTTGGACACATTCTCGCTGCCCAGCAAAATTTCCTGCACCACATTGAGCAGGGTACTTTTGCCTGCGTTGGGCGCGCCCACAAAGACAAAGGATTTCTGCGCCTTGTTCACCGGCAGGAGCAGGTAGCCCATGATCTCCTGAATGAGATGGATTTCCTCCTCGGCCAGCATACTTTCCAGATAGTGCAAAAACAGCGGGCAGCCTGCATCCGGCGCATAGGCTGCTTTGAGCTGCACCGTGGAGAAGTATTCCGGGGTGTGGGCCTTGAAGCTGTCGTCGAGGGTATTGTACAGCCCGTTTTGCAGGTTGAGGATGAAGGGGTTGCTGTTGATCTCCTGAACCGGCTTCATTATGAGCATTTTCCACTGGCCCACGGTATCATTGATGGCCTGCATAGAGGCACTCTTGGGGAGCATCAGCTCCCGCACCTTGGCCGCTGCCACCATGTCCTCGCTTTCCCGGTACACGCCTCCCTGATAGAAGAAAAAGCTGCTGGCCGTATAGAAGGCGTGCATATTCTCGGCCAGATGGTTCGCCAGCAGGCCGGAAAGGAACCGCAGGCCGCCGCGTTCGGTCACTTCGTACCACTCCGGCAGGCCGTTTTCCTCCGCAGCCTGCCGGGTTTCCTTCTTGGCGGCATACGCCTTGTGCAGCTCCTTTTGGTAGGCGGACAGCGCCTTGGTATCCGCCGCTTTCAAGCGGAAATGCTCCCGCAGCTCGTACTCCACAAAGGCCCCGGCATCCAGCGGCTCGATATTATACAAGGACTCCCGGACAAATTCCTTGGCCGCCCGCATATTTTCCACCGGGGATTTCTGCGCCGCCACCAAGGCGAGGGCCTCCCGCAATTCGTCCAGCGACAGCGGCAGGTAGCACAGGGCCGCTGGGGATTTGCAGGAGCAGGAGCCGTTTTCCAGTTTCGGGCAGACAAAGCCCTTTTCCGCAATGGCCTTGCAGGTGATAGGCTTGGTGCCGCTTTGCAGGAAATGCTGGATTTTCTCCTGTGTTTCTGCTGCCCTGTACCCCGGATATAGAGCGGACAGCTCATGGATGGCCCGCTCGCCGCCCTCAAAAACCGCCAGATTGGTAATCATGGCGTACCAATCATGTTCCGGGAGGGTGGCCCCATTGTCCCGGCAATGCCGGATGAAGTCACAGCGTTTCAAGACCAGAGAAAGGCCCTGTTGCGTCCCTTTGGTCGCTGGCCCGGCAGGCGCGGCGGGTTCCTCGGAAATCTGCGGCAGGTATTGTTCCAGCTCGGCCTGCGTATAGCGAAGCTCCGGGTGAAAATGGATACAATCCACCATGACCGGCTCCTCCTTGCAATGGTAGAAGCCCGGCAGACGAAGCACCCGGCTTTCATTGACGCAGGATCTGTCCCCATGAAACTGAGCCACAAGGCGCTTTTGCACCCGGCGAAAAGCCGCCACGTCCCCCTCCTTGATAAGCCAGTAAGTATGCAGGGATTTCCGGGTTTTCACAATGAGCGAGGGTTCCAGCGGAAACGCTTCAATCTGTTTAAGCTGCTCGTCCAGCGACAGCTCGTCGCACTCCATAAACTGCGCGTTGATCCGGGTGATCTCGCTGTCCTCATGGCCGCCAAAATTCACCACAAAATAGATGCCCCGGTTTTTCTCGTTGTGCTTTTTGAGGGTATCCATCAGGCCCGGCAGGCCGGAGAGGGAGGTTTCCAGCTTGGCCCCTTTGAAGGTTCCGGTTTTTTTATCGTCAAATATTCGCAGGCAGATGCGCTCGCCCGGCCCGAAGAAAGGGCGGAGAAATTCTTCCAGCGGGATATTTAGTGCTTTCCTCATTTCCGTACCACCTCCACGCATCGTTCGGTAAAGTGCCGGACAGGCAGGCCGCGCTCATGGGCCTTTTCAATCTCCACCGCCATGCCCTTTGTGATATTGCCGCCGAACACCCACACCTCCTTGCACTTGCTCTGCAAAACCAGCCCGAAGAAGATGCCAAGGCGGCGCTGCTCCGGGTCGCTTTCCTCCATGAATTGAGGGAACAGCAGGTGCGGCGCGATGGGGATACAGTTCTCCGACACCGCAAACCGGCAGAAATCCCGCGCCCGTCTGGTATTGCGCTCAATATTCCCGGCAAAGGGTGAGCAGATAAAGACCAGCGGCTTATAGGCGGTACGCTTGGCCTCCCGTTCAATATTCATCAGGGCCTCATAGGCGGTGGGATCGAGATACCGTTCTGCATTATATAAATTCACACTCATCGAGCCACCTCCATTTCTGCCAGTTCCCCGAAGCTCGGCCCAAAGGCGGCCTCGGCCACAATAGGCACGTCAAATTCCGGGAAGGGCTGGGCCTCCATACAGGAACGGATCAGAGCCGCCGCTTCCTCCACCTTGTCGGCGGGCAGCTCAAACACCAGCTCGTCGTGGATTTGCAGCAAAGGCCGCAGCCACGGATAGTCCGGCAATTCCACGATCAGGCGGCCAAGGGCCAGCTTCAAAATATCGGCGGCGGTTCCCTGTATAGGAGTATTCATGGCGCACCGTTCGGCAAAGCTCTTTTTGCCCCAATCGTCGGAAACGATGCCCGGCAGATACCTGCGGCGGCCCAGCCATGTTTCACTGTACCGGCGCACCTTGGCCTGCCGTTTCACTACATCCTGCCACAAGGAGAGCTGGGGATAACCGGCTTTGAGGTTGGCGATGATTTTCTCACATTCCGCCAGCGGGGTATCGAGGCCGGCTTTGAATTTTAATGTCCGTTGCAGGCCCTTGGGAAACAGGCCGAAGAATACGCCAAAGTTGCAGTTCTTGGCAATCGTCCGGCGCTCCTTGTAATGCTCCGCGTTTTTATCCGCCGCCTGTTCGAAGGGGATGTGATAAATAACCGAGGTGGTCTGCGCATGGATGTCGCCGCCGTTCCGGTAGGTTTGGAGCATCTTTTCATCCCGGCAGTAGAAGGCCCCAACACGCAGTTCGATCTGCGAAAAGTCCAGCGAAAGCAGGACGCAGCCCTCCGGGGCCACGATCATGGAGCGCACCCCAATGGGGTCATTGTCCTTGCGCGGGCAGTTCTGCATATTCGGGTTCCGGGCGGCAAAGCGGCCTGTTTCCGTCCCCAGCGGCATGAGGTCGGGATGTATCCGCCCGGTGGCGCTGTTGATATGCCGAAGATAACCGTCCAGATAGGTGCCTTTGATTTTTCCCCAGCGCCGGTATTCCTGCACCAGCTCAAAGAGCCGGGTCAGCTCCGGGCGGTTCTCCCGGCACCATGCAGCCAGCAGGATCATGGTTTCATCGTCGGCGGCCTCCTGATACTTGGCTGTGGTTTTCACCACCGGCAGGCCAAGGTCTTTATAAAGATAACTTTTGAACGCAGAGGTGGAGGCATTGGCCCCGATCTCCACGTCGCCAATCAGGAAGGAGATTTCCTCCCGGATGGCGGAAATCCGTTCCTCGGCCTCCGCCTGCTTGGCTTCCATGGCAGCCCGATCCATGAGCAGGCCGTTATACCGCATCAGGCCGCAGTACACGGCGGTCGGGGACTCAATCTGCTCCACAATGCGGCGGTGCCGGGGCAGGTATTGATCGAACCAGCCGTTGAAAAGGTGATATAGCCGCAGGGCAAAGTCACTGTCGGCGCAGGCATAGCGGACGGTTTCCTTGTCCTGCGGGTCGAGCTCATCGAAGAAGCGCCCGGCGGTTACGGTTTCAAAGTCCGGCAGCTCCACATGGAAAAGCTGTGGCACAAGGGTTTTAAGGCCGCTGTCCGACAAGCCCCGGAAAGTGGTGCTGCTTTTCAGGGTAAGCTGGGCCGCTGCGATGGTATCATAGCAGGGCGGCTGCACGATCACCCCCAAGGCATACAGGAACATGGACTCGAAGGCCAGATTATGGGCCACCTTTATCACAGTGGCGTTCTCAAATACGGCCTGCCGCAGATAGTCCATGACCGCCTCCGGCTTTTGGATATTCCGCCCGGCCCGGTGCCGCAGCGGGATATAGATGCCGCTGTCCTCGGATACGGAAAGGCTCACTCCGGTAATAGCGGCCTTGTGGGCATCCAGCGCGGCCCGCTCCTCCGAGCGGTATTCTTCGATGGGCGAGGTTTCAAAGTCGAAGCCGACCACGGCGGCCCCGGCCAGATAGTCTTTTATCTTTTTCAGTGACAAAGCACAGGTATAACTCATTTTTCCTCCATTCTGCCCGGAAAGCGGAGGAGGCCCGAAGGCCCCGCTCCGCTGGGCGAAAGTGCTTATTGCAGGGGTTCCACGATCTCGCCGGTTTCCGGGTCAACCAGCGGGCCAGCCTCGGCAGGCTCCTCGGTATCAAAGCCCACGCGGCGGCTGTACTGCTTCACCTGCTCGGACAGGCGGTTAATGAGGATTTGCTCCTCGCTGGTGAGCGGGCGGTCAATGGTAAACTGTGCCTGCGAGTATGCAATGCCGCTGGCGTTGGTGGCCTTTTTCAGAGAAAAGCGGGTCACGACCATGTTGCTCTTTTTGCCCTTACTGAGCAGGCGCTTGATGTAGCGGGAAAACTCCCGCATCGAGCCGGTGGGCAGGGAGAGGATCAGCGGGAACAGCTCGCCCTCCCGCAGCAGGAATACCCTGCGCCGGGTTTTGCAGGCTTTGCTGTTGTTCTCTCCGGAGCCAAACTGATTGAGGGGGCACTGTGCGCAGACACCCCCGGGTGTGCCTTCCCCGGTCACGCCATCGAAGGAGCCGCAATCGGGTGGGTTGCTGCCTCCGGTATATTTCTCCTTGTAATACTGCAAGACCGGATGATGGTGCAGGATCACAGCGGAAAATTCCTTCACCATTTCCGGTTCGTCCGCCTCGTCGCCGGGCAGCTCGAACATGGTGGCACCGCCAGACGGGATCTTCACCCGGTCAAAGCCGCCCTCCAAGCCTTCCAGCTCCTCGGCCATACTCTCGTTCATATTGAAATCGGCAAGGGCCAGAAAGCCGCTGCCCGTAGTCATAAGTTCGTTCTTATCGCTCATGGATAAATCCTCCTGATAGTTTTACTTTGCGGCCTTGCGCACGCCCACGGTGGTTTTCTCGAACACATTGACAAGCCCATCCAGCCAATCCGGCAGCATATCGCCGTTTTCTGCCACCTGCTCCTTGACGAAGGCAGAGAGGCTGTTGGCGTTTACAGTTTCATACACAAGGTCGCCGAAGCCCCCGGCGCGGAGGGCAGAGAACAATTCCTCTTTCCGGCCCGCCACGGCGGAAGCGTGGGTTTTGGTTGTCAGGCAGAACATGGTTCCGGCGCGGGTGAAATTCTGCGTTTCACTCTCGGCCATCAGCTCGGAGAGGCGGTAGTCCACCTCGTCCATTTCCGCCTTGATTTCTTTCAAGTGCTGCTCGGCCTCGGCTTTCTCGTCACGAAGCGCCCGAAGCCGGTCAGCCAGTTCAAACATTTTTTCTGTATCCATCGTTCCTCCAAATCTAAGCAGCAAAGGGATTCCTCCCGCTGCGGTAATCGTCAACAAGGGTTCTCGCAAGGTCGGCCTTGCTTTCCAGTGCCGCCAGCACCTTTTCATCCACGGTGCCACGGGCCACCAGATATAAATAGGTGCAGGGCATCCGCTGGCCCACCCGGTGTATCCGGGCCTTGGTCTGCTCAAAGTTCGACATAGAATAGTCGAGGGAGTAAAAGACCATGGTGGAAGCGGCGGTCAGGGTAATGCCAAGCCCCGCTGTGGCAATCTGGCCCACAAAGGCCATGACCTCCGGTTCCTTCTGGAACCGCGCCACCTGCTCGTCCCGGTTTTTCACCTCGCCGGTGATACAGGAATACCCAAGGCCCCGCTTTTCCAGCAGCTTGCAGATGGCCCTGATCTCCGGGAGGAAGCGGGCAATGATAACCAGCTTTTTCCCCTCGGCCATGGCCCCGTCCAGAATGTCCTCCAAGGCGGAGAGCTTGGCCGCGCTTACCTGCTCCACGGCAGCGGTTTCGTCATTTCCGAGAAAGCCGCCGGTAAGCTGGGACAGCCGCAGCAGCCGGGTAAGGATGTTGGTGGCGGTTACTTCACCGCTTGCCAGCTCCGCATAGCTTTCTTTGACGAGGCCCCGGTATATCCGCAGGGCGGCAGGTTCCAACTCTATCTGCCGGATCACATCGGTGGTTTCCGGCAAATCCAGACATTCCGCCTTCATTGCCCGGTAGGAAATGCTGTGGAGTTTTTCCGTCAGCTCGCCCTCCATGGATTTCTTCAAGACCGGAGTATGATTGCCATAGCCCACCATGTCGAAGTAGCGGTTGCGGAAGGCATAGAAGCTGTTCCCGTAAATGGCCGGGTTCAGAAATTTATACTGGCTGAACACATCAATGGCCTTGTTGGTGATAACCGTACCGGTGAGCAGGAGCCGGTAGCTGGCCTTTGCGCCCATCCGATGCATGGCTTTACTGGCGGCGATATTGTGGGTTTTGATCTTGTGGCCCTCGTCCGCGATAATCAGGTCGGGGTGCCATGCGGTCAAAGCCTTTTCCAGCCGCCATGCGGACTCATAGTTTACGACCACCACCTGCAGGGCGGTTCCGTTCATGTGCCGCAGGGTATCCAGCTTCTTGGCGCTGCTGCCGGAGAGAACCGCCATCGCATACGGGAAGGCAGCAAATTTCTGAAATTCTTCCTCCCATACGCCAAGGATGGAGAGCGGGGCCACGATCAGCACCCGGCGAATCCGGCCCGCCTGCGAAAGTGCGCCGGTAATGGCGATGGTAGTCAGTGTTTTCCCTGTGCCGGGTCAACCCATTTCCATGAGGAGCGCAGCCCCTTTACTGGAAATGTTCATCGACACCACCACCTTTCTTCTTGCCAAAGCCATGCACGCGGCAATGTTCCGATTGGGAAGAAAGCACTTCGAGATTGACCGGATCGTTGTTGAGGATGTTTCCATCTTTGTGATGGACGATTTCTCCGGGACGAAGCGGCCTTCCAATCATGGCTTCTGCAACGGCTCTATGCTCGTGCCTGCCGTAAAATTTTCGGTAGGTTTTCCCCTTGCCAGTACCAGAGAGCTTTGCATGGTGCTTTTTTCTGGATGACAGAAGGCCGCCCGGTTTATTTGCCGGATTTTCTGTGCGGTTATATTCCGCCAGCCGTTTTCGGTTCCATTGCTGAAAGTGAGCGAAACAGCAAAAATTATGTTCGCTTATTTCATGTTGAGGCTTCTGGAAGCTCCTCCCGCACAGGTCGCATTTCACCGTTACTTGGGCCATCCCGATCACCTCCCGGCAGCAGGCCAAACAGGCCGCAGACAAAATTGAAGGCTTCGATCTGGTGCCGGTAGGGCGTGGCCTTGATCGGCATAGGCAGGGCCGGGCGGACATTCTCATGCACAATCATGGCTGCCCACCTCCGACACCTCCTGAACCGACAGCGCCTGCACACTGTCGCCGGGGACGATGATCGTCACGCGGCGCGTATCCCCGAACAAGCGCCGCAGCACCCGCTCGCGCAGCCGAACCGTCTTACATCGGACGATGCCGCCGGTTTCCGGCCCGCTGGCAATGCAGATTTTCAAGTTATGTTTCATTTGCCTTTCACCTCTTTCTGAGAGCCGGTTTTTGTAGCTCTCACTGTTAGGCCACGGGAAAGGCAAATTGTAAGGGTCAGATTAAAAATTATTTTTAATCTTCTGGTATATCCGCTTTAGACGGTCATGGATTGCCACATGGGAAACGCCTTCTTCACGGGCAATCTTCGAGATTTTCTCATTTTCAAAATAGACCCGGCGCACCAGTTCCCGCTGGGCCGGGGTAAGGGCCTCCATGGCCCGGAGCAGGCGGGCCATATCCTCCTGCTTCAAAACTTGCTCCTCCGTATCTGCGGGGGAGAGGAACGCCTCGCCTTCGTATTCCATCCCGTCGAGGGAAATATGGCGGCGGGTTTCCTTGTGGTCGTTGTTATATTCCTGCCGGTCAAAATCCACCAGCAGCTCCCCAAGGTTGTCATCCACCTCGATTTCAGAAATTTCTCCATTTACAAATTCATACCGGACTTTCAATTTGCCGTTCTCCTTTCGGAGCCCGGCAAGCGGCACCTTTGCCGCTAAAACGAAAAAAAGAGCCTGACAAGCAGCACAAAAGTGCCGCTTGTCAGGCTCAATATCCCATCTGTCTTTCTTTCAAGACAGCGTGATGAAGGGGCAACCACAGATGATGGAATGAAATCACCCCTTCGTGCATCATGCTCAAACAAACGCCGCACCGGTTTCCCGGCTTCGCTGTCCGTTGCCCGCCCGTCATATACATTCCTTATGAGGGCTGTAGTATTGCCGCAGCTATCCGGTAAGTCCCGGAAACCTGCCCGGAACATTCGGTGGTAGCTATTCAGTTTTGATGATCCCAACCTCCGCGCCGCAGTGCCCGCACTTCATATATAAATCGGGATACCGACCCTTATAGGGGATCTTGGTCTGCGTTTTTGTACCTTTTACCGCATCCAGCAGTTTCCATCCACACTTCGGGCAATACACTGGACGCAATTTATCTCTTATGTCATTTCCTTCCGCCTCCTTTTTGCTTTGGCGCAAACCGAAACACTCCTTTCCGCCAGAGCCGATCCGGCTGCCGGGGAGCGGGCCTGCAATCTGTGCGCAGCTATTCCTCCACAATGTCCGTGAGCCAATGCGCCACCGGTCTGGAAAGAAGCCGCGCGTTGAGGTATGCCATCTCTAAGGTGAGGCAGGTATTCCCCAAGTAATACCCGTCCATGATCGTGAGTGTCATGGCAAGGTCTGGCTGCTCCATATCGGTCAGGCAGATCGGCAGCAAGTATTGCACCCGGCCCTGATACCCCTGCGGAACCACAATGCTCGGTTCCACCACAGCCTTCCGCCGCGCCAACTCAACTGCCGTTTCTAAAAGCAGGGGCAAGTTCTGCGCTTCTCGGATTTCTGCCGGGATACGGGAAAGGTTCTCCTCGTCGCCGAGGATATGATCCACGTTGACGCGGATCGGCCATTCCGGGTTGTAATTGACGCCATATTGCGTCATATAGTAGCTGGGCTTCTTCGGCAGCGGGGATATGTGCCGGAGCATCGGCGACAGCTCGTCCGCAAAGCCCCTGAAATACCATTCCAGCAGGGAGTCCTTCTTTTTATTCCGGTCAAAGCAGGCATAAATAGCCTTATACCGCCGGGTGTAGAGGCCCGTGTGGAAGCAGCAAAATTCATTCTCGATGTGAAAGTAATCTGCCGCGCTGCTGGGGTTTCTTTCGTCCTTGTAGTCAATAAGCTGTTTCTTAAAGATCGCGTGAATATATCGCTCCAAAATCGGAGTATCTGGATTTTTCGTTAAGTATATAGGGTTTTTGAATCGCCACGGTTCCGGCAGGGCCATCTCCGCCAGCATATCAAGCTGGGAGTACCAGTTCGGGACGTAGGCGAAGGAAAACAGGTCTGGCATGAGAATCAT